GCAGGATAAGGTCGACGTTGGCCTTGTACTCCTGCACGTTGGCAGTTGTGATTGCGTCGGGCATCTTGCTATCCTCTATCCGGAGTTGAAAACAAACCTTTTTACGGCTTGTCCTCTAGAGAGGGGCCCGAGACGGGGAGGGCGGCGCCGGGCCTTACGGTTCCCCGGCGCGCTTCTTCCCATACCTATGAGTATAGCACAGTCCGTCGTCAGCTCTGAACGTTCGGGTCGAAGTATCCCATCTCGGTCAGAACTTCCTTCACGAAATCCGGGCCCACCTCGATACCGTGGTTGTCGTCCAGCCACCCGACGATGAAGTCCTGCGTGGTGTCCCACTCGGGGTCATGGTCTTCTGAGACTGCCCGCCGCAATGCGATTTTCACCATGTCGGCCTCGTGTCGGCGCTTCTCGGCAACCTCCTGCTCAATCTCCCAGGTAGCCTGGTCCTCCACCTTCTCAACTGCCAAGTCTCCACTGGTGGTCGCCGTCGCATTCGCGAAGTTGTACTCGAACACCTCGACGAGCGGCTTGATTGCCTCCGCATTAAGGGAAGCTATCCCCTTTGCCCACGGAAGGCGAAGTCGCAGTTGCTCCTCGGTCCCCACTTTGTAGAGCCAGGCTTCGCTCGCCTGCGTGGCAACAACGAAGTCGGCACTGATATAACCATCGACCTGCAGCTTTCGGAGCTTTGTAAACTCCTTCAATAGCTTATCGACGGCTGCCTTCTCCATAACAAAGGCGTCATGAAGGTCGCGCGCTAGCTTCTCGACAGCCGCGATGCGAATCCTCACTTTATGTGTTGCTGTTTCCAGGTCCATGGCTTACTCCGGGTATAGGATTGTGAACAGCTCGGAACGCTCGGCCATCACCTTCTTGTGCTCGGGATGGTTCTTCGTCTGGAGCGCCTTCAGCCATGCCGGGTCGGCCAGCAGCTTCTGATACCGGGCTCGCGCCTTGTCCGGGCTCATGTCGAACGTGTCGTTCTTGCCCCCGTCTGCCGGGTGGCCCAGCGCGAAGGTATCCTCATTCAATTTGGAGCCGAGGTTGGCCGCCCACTTCATGGTGGCCTCGTAGCCTATTGATGCCTCGACAGCATTCACCATGTCGGCCGTCATGCCGAGCGCGCGGATTGCCATCTGCCCTTGCCGGAGCTGGCCGTCGTAGCCCTGCCCCCACTCTTTCTGGAGGTTCTTGTCGCCCAGTTGCACATCCGCAGAGTGGTCTTCTTTACCTCGCGTATCACTGGCCGTCTGCAGCACATTAAACTCGTCGTTCAACTGGGCGCCCTGCTCCACACTGAGCCCCAGCTTATGGAAGGTCTCGCGAGCCCAAGTCTGCATGGACTCGTCGGCCTTCATCCCCTCCGGAACCGCGAACGTGTAGCCTTCCGCCTTGTCCGGCATGCCCATGCGGAGGAATACGTCGCGGTTGGTCTCCACCGAGATGCCGTCGACCGGGATACGAAGTAGCTCGTTGGCCGGCCCGCCCATCATCTTCTCGAGCGACTGGTGACTTGCGAGGGCTGCGTCCTGGTCGGCCCAGTTCTTGTTCGTGGCCCAGGCGCGTAAGTCGTCATTTTTTACACCAGCCACCCAGTTGCCTTCCTTGGCCGCCGCCGCTGCGGCTGCTGCCTCGGTCGCTGCAGCTGCCTCGGTCGCTGCTGTTGCCGCGGCTGCTGCAGCTGCGTCCCCGGCCTCGTCCGAAAGGACCACACCAAATTCGTTGCCTATCCTCATGCCTCAAGCTCCTCTTGTTGGGCCCGCCTCACGGCTTTCAGCCGCAACTGGGGTTCCCCCGTTGCAAGCTCGAACATGTCGTCCGGGCTCAGTTCCAAGTTCTGAACGATGCGCAGAAAAACCTCCCGGCGTCCTATAAGCACGTCGGTCATTCGTCGGTCTGGGTGGTATCCAGCTTCATTGAAATGGCAGAAATCCGCCAGGTCTTCGAGGATGTGTGCGGCCAAAGGCCCCCCGAACGTCCTCTTATAGGCGGACTGGCGCTCCAGCAACATCTCCGCTGCGGCCTCGATATCAGCAATGTTGACTTTGCTCTCGTCTGCCATAAAGTCTCCCCTCGGTTATCCCGCAGGGGTCCACCTTCCACCGGCCAATCCCGGTAGTGCTTTGGCGGCCCCGGCGAGGCCGTGGGCATTCTCTACGAGCATTTGCTGCTCTTGCTGTTGTTTTCTCTCTTGGCGTATCGTGGCAATGTCGTCCGGCGCCCGCGTCCATGACGGGGGTACGCCGTTGATTTCGTTCAGCTCTGGTATCGCTACATCGAAGTCGTAGTGGTCGAAGATGGACACGTCCTGCGTCACGCCCGCAATCTGAGTCGAAGTCTCGAGGCTGCGATGGAATCCGGATGCACCCTCGGCGCGCATCATGCGCGACATCGGGTTGTCGTACTCGACAGTATAGATGCCGCCGGCTTCGACGAGCTGCGGCGGGGGTTCGGGCAGGAGTCCCAGCATCGCCAGCACGTCAATTTCGCGTTCCACCAGCGGGCCCAGGAATTCAGCTTGCAGGCGCCCAGCGGTGGGGGCAATCAGCATACCCTTCTCCCGGGTCCGCTCCAGCACCTCGGTCGCGGTCATGCGCGGGTTCTCGGTGAGAATCTGGAACAACGTAATCAGGAAGGCGTCGTTGATGGTATCCTTCTCCATATCCATCATCTTCTCGCCCACCGCGATGTTACCTGTGGGCAGAGCATGCACAAGCGGCTTCCCTTCGGCGCTCACGCCGCCCGGGTTGATGGCTCCGGAGCGCAGCGAGAACGTCCCGATAATGCCGTCGTCGTGAGCAAGCAGCACTGGGTCCAGTACGCGGTGGCCCTGCTTGATGACGGTTTTCTTCTGCTCGTTCAGCAACTTAATAGACGGAAGTACCAGTTGTGCGGGTCCACGACCATAATCCTCCCCGCTATACTGCGTGTAGCGGCACAGAGGCATGGGGAAGGTATGGTAGCCGCCCTGCCGCAGCATCGCTTGCTCTTGGCAGAAGATGCTGACGGAGTCGAACGGCATGGACTCGGGCCCGATACCGTCCGGGTCGTAGTCTGCCTTCGGGACGATGACATGCAGGATATCGTACTCGGTCTCCATCGTGTTCTCGGACTCGGCCAGCTTGTAGATGGACTGGGGCAACTGCCCGGTGCCGAACTCCTGGATAATCTGCCGGGGCGTCAACTGGTACAAGCGGTACATGGTGTCCACGACGCCGGCGTGGTTCTCGATGAAGAACGTCTGCCCTAAGAACAGGTTCCGATAACGCAACCCGTCGCGGGCGTCGTTCGCGTCGACGAACAGCATGCCGTTCCCGTACGCGCCGTAGGAGTTGTATGTCTTCTGGCTCTGCGCTACGAAGCCCGCTTTCGGCCGGTAACGGAAGCGGAACAGGAGCTTTACCAGCTGCTCCATGTAAAGCTTTACCGACCGGTCTTTGCGCAGACTCTCCTCCTCGGGAGCGAGCCGGTGCCACATCTGGCCGAACGGGGTAGCGAGGGATTCGATAACCGACTGGAACCGCTGGAGTCCCAGCGCCGCCGTCGCGTCGTACATGATGGTAGTATTCTTCTCACCCTTTGTCCAGTTGCGACCGCGCGATAGGAAACTGTTGACATGCGCTGGGACAAGCCGCTGCGAAGCTTCGTGCCACTGGGAGTCCCAGTTGGTCCGCTTGCTTCGTAGAACGTCCAAGCGCCGCAAGTGATGTCGAACGTCGAATTGCATCTTTTACTCCAGAACCTGAAGTTTTTTCTTGGTGCTGCTCTTGACGCCCAGCTTACTCTTGGCGCCCAGAACCTCACGGTCTTCGTTAGCTAGCGCGACGCTGGCGCCGATGGCGCGCTGTAGCACCGTCTGCCGGTCAGTAGCCTCCACCAGTTTATCCGCTGCGCCGGCCGCGGCATCCGTAGTGGCGACAGTTTCCGCTGGCTTCCCTTTACCCATGCCCAGCAGATTGCCGGGGTCAGCCTTCGCGAGCAGCCCGGTGGGGTCTGCTTTCTGAAGCACGCCGGCGAACCCGATGGGGTCGGCCATCTTCTTGCCGAGCTTGAAGGGTTTTTTGACTGCGCCGCTCATTATTCTTCCTTCGGTATGAGTTTGATAGCGGACCCGATGCTATCATCGGACTCGGTGGAATCCGACAAGATAGCCCGGCGCTGCTCCATGGTCTCTACCATGCGCAGCTCCGCGGCGGGCAGCTGCGCTGCCGGCGGCGGATTCTTGGCCGCCTTGACGAGCGCCATGCGCTCCGCAATGCTTGCCTGGTCGACCTCCAACAGCTTCGATATCGGGTCGTTCTTGCCGAGCACGAGCCCGCCTGTCATTTTCGATATCGGCTTCGTCCACTTGGCGGCGACCTTGTCTATCGCGTCGGTCATTGCCGTTCCGGCACCAGCTTGGTAGCAGCGCCGATGGTTCCCCTCGTAAATTTACGAATCAGCGCAGCGATGGGCTGCTTCGTAAAGTCATCAAGGTCAGCGTCGGGAACACCAAGCCCAGTCGTTGCCTTCGGCCGATGAAGCTTCACAGCAGCCTCACCCTTACGCCTACGAAGGTTTCGGAAATCCTGCGCTACCTGTTCTTCTGCTCGGCTCATTGCTGTCTCAGTCCCCTCGCGCCGCGCGTCGACCGGCTGCGCCGAGATTCTTTTTCCAGTCCATCGCGGCAAGGACACGCCACTGCCACGCTGTTGAAACCTTTACGCAGAACGGCTGCAGTGCCATTGGCTTCTGCTGCCCGCCCCGAAACGTACTTACGCCACGCCTTCCGGCTCGTGAACCGCTTGGCGCGCTGAGCCGACGCGCGTTCTTCCTGGCCGTCTCTGCTCATTACCCGGTACTCAAGCCGAGCGCATTCGTGGCCCCGACGGTATCGGTGGCCTTCTCTTGCTGCTTCATGAGCGCTATCGCCGCACCTGCTTTGGTAGTGCTGCCGCGGCCCATCGCCGCCTGGGCGATGACTTCCTTCTTGCGTGCCGCCTCAAGTTCGGCGGCCCGCGCCTCCGAGTCATCGGAAGGCGGGACAGCAGGAAGCGCCGGCGTAGGGGCGGCCTTGCTGAACATGGAGGCCATTGCTAGGCCCCTTCGTCAGCGTCGTCGCCTTCCTCGTCGTCGTGCATGTACGCCTTCAGGCTCGCCATCTGGTCGGCCAGCTCGCGCAGCGCATCCTTCAGCCCCGGCGCCTTGAAGCCGTGGTTGCTGGCGTAGCCTACCGCGTCGAACACCATCTGAAGGGCGTCCAGTTGGTCTTGAAGGCTGGGCCCCTCGTCGCCGACGAACAGCTCCTCGGGGTAATCCTCAGTTTCATTCATCGTCTTGTACCGTTGTTATGGTTAAGGATTGGATAGGTATCCATGCCTCCATTGTAGCACGGGGCTTACATCTTCACGTCTTCACCCACCCCCTGCGCAATCTTCCCCGGGCCGCCGGTATAGAGGTGCGCGTCTTTCCGAGCGACGTTCGGGTAGAAGGTAATTGCGAGCGCATCCCCGTCGTCGGGCGAGGGTATCCCCTCCTGGGCCATGGCCTCTTTGGATATCAGGATTTTCTTGCCATCCTCCTGACCGGCCCACTTCCAGCGCGCCGCCAGCAGGTCCGCCCGGAGAAATTCGCACCCGTCAATGCACCCGCCGTCCACCAGCCACTTCTTCATCCGCCCCCACAGGGCCGTGCGATTGTAGGAATACTCGCTGTCCCCCAATGACTTCGCCCCGAAGTTCACCTCGTACACACGCAGGCGCGCTTTTTTCAATGCCTGAATCAGCGGGATGCCGTGCCCGTGGTCGACAGCGATAGCATCTACGTGATACTTGTGGGCCAAATGTATAACCCGCTTCACCATCACCTCGTGGGTGACACCGGTGAGCACCACGGGAGGAATCGAACGCGCGTCCCGCCCGGCCCGGAACCGGATGACCGTGCGACCGCGCGGCGCCGGGTCCACTCCCATTATGAGCGGCGCGTAGGGGTCGTAGGGCACCTCGCGCTGAGCCCCCGCCCGGACGGCGCTCGCCGGGATGAACTGGTCGCTCCCGGCCTCCGGGAACATCCCGT